TGATTTAGCGGCTAGAGCCGAAATGGATCACGAAATTCAAATGGCTCGTTCTGAGCTATACAAAATTGCCAAGTATGCAATTAAATTACACGACATGCTCAAAGGTCGTTCTGAAGAACAGGGCTTAGAAGCATGGCAACAGAGTAAAATTACCAAAGCCGCTGACTACATAGGTTCCGTTTATCATAACTTAGAGTATGAATTAAAGTTTGGCGCACAGATGGCCGAAGGTAAAAAAGCTAAACCCGACTTCTTAGACATGGACAAAGACGGCAATAAGAAAGAGCCAATGAAGAAAGCTGTTGCTGATAAGAAGAAAGATGTAGCAGAAGAAAAACAAAAAGGTGTCGATGGCAAGGCTTGCTGGGATGGATACAAGCGCATGGGCACTAAGAAAAAAGGCGGCAAGACTGTAGATAACTGTGTTAAAGTAGAATCTGCAGATTATAAAGAAAGCCTAGCACAAAAGTTAGAAGAAAAAGCTAAATCAAAAGCACAACAAAAGTTTATGGGCATGGTTTATGCTGCCAAGAAAGGCGAGAAGGCTGCAAGTCCAGAAGTTGCTAAAGTAGCAAAAGGCATGACTAAAAAGGCTGCTAAAGATTACGCATCTACCAAACACAAGGGCAAACCAGAACACGTTAAAGAAGCAACTGAATTTAAATTTAGTCCTGAACAGGAAAAATGGTTAGGCGGTGCAAATCGCCAAGACCCTTACATTGTTAGTAGAATGCCTGGAACAAAACCTCCAGTAGATTATTTTACAGATCCAGCTGATCAACAATTGGCTAAACGTATGGGATTCCCTACAACTACTGCACCGGCACAGGCACCAGCTGCATCAACTGACGCACCGGCAGCTGCCCCTACAGATGCTAGTAAAGGTGTAGAAGTAACTCCTGTTGCTCCTCCTGCTGACATCAAAGCTACACCAGTTGCAAAGACTCCACAGTTTAGCAAATCTGTACAAGATTTAGCAAAAGCAAATAATATTTCTGACCCTAACATGATACGTGTTGGACAGAAGCTTACTTTACCTAGTGGTGAAGTTTATACTGTAGCTAAAGGTGATACACTCAGCGGTATTGCAGCCGGCAAACTTAAAGGTTCTAGCGCACCAAAGGCAACACCTAAGGCAGCACCTAAGGCAGCTGATGTTAATTTTGTAACAACACCTAAGCCAAAAACATTTGCACAAGATGTGGCCGCAAGAAAAGCATCGAATGTAGCATTAGTACCGCCCGGCAGACGTTAATGAAGATTTACGAGTTTATTGCTGAACAGCCTACGACTCAAATTCCTGCAATTGAGTCAATGGATGCTCTACGAAAGGCATTCACTGAAGATCAGTGGCGTAATATTATTATGCATTTTTTAAAGCCTGAACTAGATACTGCGGCAAGTGTTGAAGATAGAGAATATCAAATTGACAGAGCACAAGCATCGTTTGGCTCTAAAAGTAATCCGCTATCCCCAACTGAGTGGTACAGTAGAGCAGTAAAACAAGATATTCGTTTTCCTAAAGCACCAGGATCGTGGCAGGAAATTTATGATGCGTTAAAGCCGCATGCAGATACCAAAGTAACATTAAAAGCAGTTCCAGTAAGTGCTCCGTTGGCAACTAATAGAGAAGAAACATTACAGGACATTGCATCCTGGGTTAAGACTCCATTAACGGAATTTGTAAAAAAAGAAGATCTAACCAAATACTTAAAAGATTGGTTTGAAGTTCTTAAAGCAAATAAAAGAAGTGCCCGTTGGGTTAAAGTATACGGTGATGTCGGAGCCGAAGGCACTAATCAAGCCAAAAGAGCCAGAGACAGTATACTAACTAAAATTTCACAACAATTTGATTCTGATAAAAAGATTTCAAAAAAAGATGTTGACGTTATGTTATTTTCATTGCTTCGAACACTCGATACTATTATAAGCAATAGAATACAGAACGCTCCCGCTTGACATTCGTCAAATAATCCCGTATAATTAGTAATAACTTTTTAAAGGAGATATTCACCTATGAGTGACCGTACCTATGGCGCAGAAGAAAAGGCAAAGCTAGAAAAGCTCGTTAACGAAGGCGTAACTGTACTACAAGAAATTGAAGACCTACAACAAGGCCTAAAAGAAACTATCAAGCACGTTGCAGAAGAATTAGATATCAAACCTAGTCTAATTAATAAAGCAATTAAGATTGCACAAAAAGGCGACTGGGAACGTGTTGCTGGCGAGTTCGACGATCTTGAAACTTTGGTTGTTACTGTTGGCAAAGATAAGTGATTAACCGAATAGCAGATTTTTGGAGCAGTAGTTATCACAGCGACAAAACAGCATTTACTTTTGAGTTAATAAGTTTTGTATTTACAGTAGCGGCAAGTTTAACTCTTGCCTTTACTGCACAAAATCCAAATATGTCTGTGATATATCCTGGGTTCTTTATTGGTAGCATCACAGGCGCTTACGCTTATTACAGAAGAGGTCTAGCATGGCCTATGCTGTTAACTGGATATTTTGCAGTTGTAAATGTATTCGGGTTCGGAGTAGCAAACAGTTGGTGGTAATAAATATCATAGAGTCGCTCACTTTAAGAGCATGTAGCAAGGCAACGTTGGCCACAAGCAACGGGGAGGCAAAAATTTGAGTTACGTAGACGCTATATTTGATAGAGACTCTGACATCATCAGAGTCGTAGAAAGACGAGATGGAAAAAGACAATTCCACGAGTATCCAGTAAAGTATACTTTTTATTACGAAGACCCCAAAGGCAAGTATAAGAGTGTATATGGTACTCCGCTGAGTAGAATCGTTTCCAAAAATACCAAAGACTTTCGCAAGGAGTTAGCTATCAATGCTAACAAGAATCTTTACGAAAGCGACATTAACCCAATCTTCCAATGTCTAAGTGAGAACTATCTCAATCAGGACGCACCAAAACTAAACATAGCGTTCTGGGATATTGAGACAGATTTTGATCCAGAACGAGGCTTTGCGGACCCAAGTGATCCGTTTATGCCCATTACTGCTATCACAGTCTGTCTACAATGGTTAGGTGCATTGATTACTCTTGCTGTTCCGCCCAAAGGCATTACTATGGAACAGGCCAAAGAACTGTGTAAGGAATGGGGCGATAATGTAATACTGTTTCCTAATGACAAGGATGGAAACGGTGAAAGAGAAATGCTTAAAACATTTCTTGATCTAATTGAAGATGCTGACATCGTAAGTGGTTGGAACTCAGAGGGCTATGACGTTCCTTATACTGTAAATCGTGTTGCTCGTATGTTAAGCAAAGACGACACAAGACGTTTCTGTCTTTGGGGCCAATTGCCTAAAAAACGTGAATACGAAAAATACGGCAAGACAGCAGAAACATACGACTTCGTCGGTCGGGTACACTTGGACAGTCTTGAACTATATCGCAAGTACACTTATGAAGAGCGCCATTCATATCGATTAGATGCGATTGGTGAGATGGAAATTGGTGAAAACAAGACCGTGTACGAAGGTACGCTAGATCAGTTATACAACAATGACTTTAGAACGTTTATTGAATACAACAGACAAGACGTTGCATTGTTAGACAAACTTGATAATAAACTTAAATTTATTGACTTATCAAATGTGCTGGCACATGCTAACACAGTTCTACTACAAACAACAATGGGTGCTGTAGCCGTTACTGAACAGGCTATTATCAACGAAGCTCATCACAGAGGATTGCAGGTTCCTAATCGACCAAAGCGTGACGAAGATGAAAACACACAAGCCGCAGGTGCGTATGTTGCATATCCAAAAGTAGGCTTACACAAGTGGGTTGCTTCGATGGACTTGAACTCACTGTATCCATCAGTGATTCGTGCGCTGAACATGGCTCCAGAAACTATCGTAGGACAGTTACGTTCAGACCATACAGAAGCATACCTACATGAACAAATGACCTTGCAGAAGAAGTCATTTGCGGCAGCATGGGAAGGCAAGTTTGGCAGCTTAGAGTACGAATACGTAATGGAGAAGCGCAAAGACATTGCTATTACTATTGACTGGGAAGACGGTCGCTCTGATGTACTCAGTGGTGCAGAAATCTACAAACTGATCTATGATAGTCACATGCCTTGGATGCTCAGTGCCAACGGTACTATCTTTACTACAGAGTTTGAAGGTGTTATTCCAGGTATCTTAAAACGTTGGTATGCTGAACGTAAAGAACTTCAAGCAATGAAGAAGAAGGCTATTGAAGCAGGCAACGAAACAGAAATAGCGTTCTGGGATAAGCGACAGTTGGTTAAGAAAATTAACTTAAACTCTCTTTACGGTGCTATTCTTAATCCTGGTTGCAGATTCTTTGATAAGCGCATTGGACAGTCAACTACACTTACAGGTCGACAGATTGCCAAACACATGGCCGCTAAGGTAAATGAGATTATTGCTGGTGAATACAACCACATTGGCAAAAGTGTTATCTATGGTGACACTGACTCTGTTTACTTTAGTGCATATACTACGCTCAAAGAAGATATTGATGCAGGTCGTATTCCTTGGACCAAAGAGAATATCATAACACTATATGATCAAATCTGTGACGAAGCTAATGCTAGTTTTGGAGAGTTTATGGGCCGTGCATTTCACTGTCCAAAGACTCGTTCAGAAGTTATTGCGGCAGGTCGAGAGATTGTTGCAGAAAGCGGCTTGTACATTACCAAGAAGCGTTATGCGGCTCTAGTATACGATCAAGAAGGTGAGCGCAAAGATAAGGATGGCAAACCAGGCAAGGTCAAAGCTATGGGTCTAGACCTTCGTCGTTCAGACACTCCTGTGTTCATGCAAGAGTTTTTGAGCGAAGTACTGCTAATGGTTCTTACAGGCAAACCAGAAAAAGAAATCATTGAGCGTATTACTCAATTTAGACAAGAGTTTAAAGATCGTCCAGGTTGGGAAAAAGGTTCGCCTAAACGTGCAAATAATGTAGGTCAATATCAGAAAGAAGAAGCTAAGAAAGGCAAGGCTAATATGCCAGGCCATGTTCGAGCAAGTATTAACTGGAATACATTAAAACGTATGAACGGTGACAAGTATTCATTGGAAATTGTTGACGGTATGAAGGTTATTGTTTGTAAGCTAAAACAAAATCCATTAGGATACACAAGTGTAGCTTATCCAGTAGACGAACTTCGCTTACCGGATTGGTTCAAAGAACTTCCATTTGATGACTCAGCAATGGAGGAAACAATTATTGATAATAAGTTAGATAATCTTATTGGTGTATTGAATTATGATTTAAACGACACAAAGCAACACAATACATTCTCAAGTTTATTTGACTTTGGAGACTAATATGAAAATTAAAATTGAAGTAGAAGTAGACACAGACAAAGAACATGATCTTCAAATAATTGAAGAGCTTATTCAAATGTTAAGAGAATTACAAGAGAGGTTTGGCGACTAATGCGTATTTTAATGACAGGCCATAAAGGTTTTATTGGTAGTCATCTCTACCCATATTTGTGGGATAGAGGTTATACTATGTATGGTATAGATTTAAAAGACGGTAAGGACATTCTCACCTGCAATTTAACCTACGAAGTTGATCTAGTAATACATCTTGCAGGTAAAAGCGGAGTTAGAGAAAGTATGAGACTTCCTGGCCCATATTGGCATGTTAATGTTGAAGGGTCACGTAGAATTTTTGAACAGTTCAACGAAGCTCGTATACTGTACGCAAGTTCAAGTTCAGCATATGAACCAACGCTGAATCCGTATGCGGCATCCAAATATATCATGGACATGATGGCTCCTAGCAATAGTGTTGGCATGAGATTCCATACTGTATATTCAGATGCCCCTAGAAAAGGAATGTTCTTAGATAAGTTGTTATCAAATTCAGTAGAGTATGTCACTGATCATTCTAGAGATTTTATTCACATAGAAGATCTTTGCGAAGCTATTGAGTTATTGATTAAAAATCCAAACATAAACGGTGTAGTTGACGTTGGTACAGGTGAAAGTGTAAACATTCAAGAACTTGCGCCAGGTAAGCCACTCCGTCTAAATAAAGTACACGAAAGAAAGTGTACACAGGCTAATATAGAAATTTTGAAAGAATTAGGCTTTAAACCTAAATACAATGTCAAAGAGTTCTTGACTAATAAAGGCTTAGACATTATACTGTAATTTAATAAGGAGATATACAGGCATGAAAGACATACTACAAGATATCGTAGCACATACCCACGCACTAGGCTTCCTAAGTTTAGTAAAAGTTAATTCAGAAAATGGTTCAACAACTATTGATTCAATGGCTGAAGACCGTTCAGTAATTTTATCAGCAAGCGCACACAAACCAGTTAATGAGTTCAGTGGTACATTTGGTATGCCTAACTTGGACAAGTTAGCACTACATTTGAAGAATCCAGAGTACAAAGACAACGCTAAGATCGAAGTTATCAGTGCAGATAGAAACGGTGAAACTGTTCCTACTCACATTCACTTTGAAAACAGCGCAGGGGACTTTGAAAACGATTATCGCTTTATGAACAAAGCAATTATCGAAGAGAAACTCAAGACAGTTAAGTTCAAAGGCGCAAGTTGGGAAGTTCAATTTAAGCCCGCAGTAGCATCTATTCAACGTATGAAGTTGATGAGTGCCGCACACAACGAAGAACCAATCTTCACAGTTAAAACAGAAAACAACAACCTAGTATTTTACTTTGGTGATGCAAGCACACATGCCGGTTCGTTTGTGTTCCAACACGCAGTTAGCGGTACACTTAAACACGCATGGTCATGGCCTGTTGCACAAGTTCAAAGTATTCTTAACTTAGACGGTGATGCTACAATGAGCATTTCTGATCAAGGTGCTATGATGATCACTATTGATAGCGGTTTAGTTAAGTACGATTACATTTTACCTGCACAAAGCAAGTAATGACTGTAACGCAAATAGTAATTGCAACCGGAGTATGGGCTATACTAATAGGTATAGTTTATACTCACACACGTTGGAGTGAAATTATTCGTGTTTACAAAATGTGGTTTACACGAGAATATTGGACTGATTATAATATTGTAGAGGCTGCAAGTTGGCTTACTAAGGCACTTATTATTGTTCCAGGTTTAATTTTTGGAATCCAAGTGTGGTGGTTTTACTTTTTAACTCTAGCAACTAGTCTTACGCTAATATGGGCTAGTAACAAAAAGTTACTTCCTACCTTAGTTGGTTTTAATACGCTTTGGGTGTGGATTAGTTGCATGGTTTTAGCTCAACACTTGGTAAAATAATGAATAGAGATTTAACAGCAACACAACTAGACTACGCAAGATTCTTGCCTGCACTAAGCGGTTTCTATGCCACTTATGTGGGCAAGCAAAGATATGACGAGTATATTGATAAAACACGCATACCTTCAAACTTTACTAATGGCGTAGAAAGTCTTAACTATCTTAACAAAAAAGAAGGTCAGTTCCACTATCAGTGGACACTATATTCAGCAGGTCATGCAGAACTTGACGTAAACAAACATAGCCCTAAAGAAGACATGATTCGAAATCGTAACAGAGAAGAATCATGGATCTTAGGGGACTCAGGTGGTTTCCAGATTGGTAAGGGTGTATGGGAAGGTGATTGGAAGAATCCTAACTGTCCTAAAGCACAAAAGAAGCGTGAACAAGTATTAGCGTGGATGGACGCTTATATGGATTATGGAATGATCCTCGATATTCCAGCCTGGGTAGCTCGCAGTCCTGAAGGTAGAAAAGCCACAGGCATTAATACCTATATGGAAGCTGTGCAAGGTACTTACATTAACAACGATTGGTTTATTAAGAATCGCAACGGCAACTGTAAGTTCTTAAATGTCTTGCAAGGCGAAAATCATACTGACGCAGAAGATTGGTATCAGCGAATGAAAAAATACGCTGATCCAAAACAATATCCCAACGAACACTTTAATGGGTGGTCAATGGGTGGACAGAACATGTGCGACATACATCTTGTACTGAAAAGAATCATAGCATTGCGTTATGATGGTCTTTTAGAAAAAGGTGTACAAGACTACATGCACTTCTTAGGTACATCAAAATTAGAGTGGGCATGTTTATTAACTGACATTCAACGAGCTGTACGCAAACACCATAACGAAAACTATACTATTACATTTGACTGTGCAAGTCCATTCTTAGCAACTGCTAATGGACAGATTTATATCCAAAACGAAACCGATGATAGATCTAAATGGACGTATCGCATGGTACCGTCAGTTGATGATAAAAAGTACGCCACGGACTCTCGACTATTTAGAGATGCAGTTTTACAAGACGGTATCTTTAAGAACTTTGAAGATAGTCCTATTACTGCTGAACTTAAAGTGTCTGATGTTTGTATATATCCGCCAGGTGCTGTAAATAAAATTGGTAAAGTTGGCAAAACGTCATGGGATAGTTTTTCGTATGCTATTCAAATGGGACATAATGTTTGGAGTCACATTAATGCTGTGCAGGAAGCAAACAGACAGTATGACTCAGGACGTTGTCCAAATATGTTAGTGCAAGAACGTTTTGATCGAGTGTTCTTCCGTGACATTGTTGAAGAGATATTTGCCACAGATGACAAAGATAAAGCTCTAGCACTTGTAGACGAACATAGTCGTTTTTGGATGGCTATTCCAGGCACCAGAGGTGCAATTGGTAAAAAGACCGTTAATTCAAGCACACATTTTAATGCTCTATTTGATATTGAAGAACCAGAAGAAACGGACGAACACGAAGATGGTTGTTTTACCGAAGCTGAGGAACACAAATTAGAGGAGTTGGAAGATGCACAACAGTGAACATGATTTTGATAAACTCAAAAGTCATCTTGCAGAACTAGAACGGCGACATAGAGAGCTTGACAATATAATCGAAACTCGCTATAATAACATAACTGTTACAGACGAAGTTCGTAGAATGAAAACTATGAAACTTTGGCTTAAAGACGAGATACATCGAGTTAATCAACAATTATTAGGAATGAGCTTAAATTGAAAAGAGATTATAGTACAGGCGAAGCAGATGATGTAAATTTCTTCTTTGGCCACGAAGTAGAAAAAACTCCTGCATTTGGAATGCGTACATTGTTTGTTACTGGTATTCAAAACGAACAAGTTATCGAACACCTCATCAACGAGGAAAACTCTTATACTGATAAAACAAAACACATTCGTCATATCTTCTTTGGTGCTAATCACAGTTTTTGTCCATCGATTGATAGCCACAAAGAATGGGAAGAATGGGAAAATATGATTTTTCCATTCCTTGACAAAGGAATCTTGTGCAGCCTTGATATTCCGCTAAGTCATGTTGAAACTTTTAACGACAGTGGCTTTAACGAATACGACAACTTTATTCCACAAATTCGAGTGCCAATTCCGTACATTCGTCTTTGGAATTACAATACTATGCTCAAAATCGATGATAAAGATTTTAAAGCAACTAACCCAGGTATTTGGACACACAGTTTGCATAAACTTATGAATCGTACTGTGTTTACGGATTGGACACAATATTCCGAAGATGAAGTTATCAAATAAGTTGACAACAACTAACAAAGAGAGTATTATAGCAATATGAGTAAAGCAATTACAAAAAGCATCTGGGTCACATTCCGCAAAGAAGGCATTCACCTTTATCCTGCGGCACTTACAGATCCTAATCTTAAAACCGGAGACGAATACGATGTTAGTTTCCTAGGTTATCCACATCGTCACATCTTTCACTTTAAAGTCCGCATCGAAGTATTTCACGATGATCGCGACATTGAATTCATCCAATTTAAGCGTTGGTTAGAAAATCTCTACAACCAAGGTACACTAGAACTCAATCACAAGTCATGCGAAATGATCTCAGATGACTTGTATCAGCAAATTTCTGCAAAGTTCCCGGGCCGCTTTGTTGAAATAGAAGTCTCCGAAGATGGAGAAAATGGCTCGCTTATCTACTATCCATTCAATCTTTAAAAAGGTAAAATAAAATGGCACATAACTTTCCTCCCGTCAGCAAAGTTTTTGACGACTTGGACAAGTTCCGCGACTTTTGTCGCATGGAAGGGTTTGGAGATGCATGGGGATTCCCCTTCGATGAGAAGGATCTCTATAACTCCGATTCGCCTGTTTGGCAGGCTTACCAAAAGAACTTGATTTATAAATCAAGAAATCGTAACGGTGGCAATCGCCCATACAACAATAACAACACTAAGAGATTCTACGATCGCAGAGGTTCTTAATGACAATTTATATAGTAGATATTGAAGCAGTCGATACACGCTATACCAAGCAGTGGAAAGAATATCTTCCACATCAACTGCAACGAGCTACTGGTAAAGAAGTCGTTGTAATCAGCGGTGGTGATACGCCTCAGGCAACTACGCCAGGGGCGTTTCTAAACTTTGGTGGCACCAATGTGTACAAGAGTAAACAACTTGAACAGATCGGTGAAATGTTTTGTAAAGGCGAAGTCAAAGATGGGGACTACTTCCTATACACAGATGCTTGGAATCCCACAGTTATACAGCTACGCTATATGGCTGAACTATTGGGCGTCAACATTAGAATTGGCGGCTTGTGGCATGCTGGTTCTTATGACGAAGCAGATTTCCTAGGTAGATTGATCGGTTCTGCACCTTGGGTAAGACATGCTGAAAAGAGTATGTATCACGTATACGATCAAAACTTCTTTGCTACAGAATTCCATGTAAAGATTTTCTTTGACGAATTACTGCATGATAGTGTTCCGTTAGAAAATCCATGGTATGATGAAGAATGGGAAGATCGTTACAAAGACGGCAAGATTGTTCGCGTAGGTTGGCCTATGGAGTATCTAGAGAACAGTCTAGACAGTTACAAGTGCATGGATAAAGAAAACTTAATTGTTTTCCCACATCGTATTGCACCAGAGAAGCAGATTGATATTTTCCGTGATCTAAAAGAACAACTGCCACAGTACGAATTTGTTGTTTGTCAGGAACAACAATTAACTAAGAATGAATATCACAATATTCTAGGTCGTGCTAAACTTGTGTTCTCAGCTAATCTACAAGAAACACTAGGTATTAGTTGGTACGAAGGTGCTCTTGTTAACGCTATTCCTATGGTTCCAGACCGCCTAAGCTATTCAGAAATGGCATTACCGGAGTTTAAGTATCCTAGTGCATGGACTGAAGACTTTGCCGCATATCACAAGCACAGAAGTTCTGTTGTTGGTCGTGTTGTTGAATACATGGAAAATTATGACAGTTTCCTTCCTAGCCTAAATAAACAAACTACTAAGCTAAAGAAGGAATTCTTTTCTGGTCGTGCTCTTTATGAGGCTGTAAATGGATGATAAAGATACTATCACAATAACAGGTACTGGAGTCATTGACTCCATTGAGCCTATTGTCATTAATTTAAATGATACTTATGGCGCAACTACCTCTTATGCTACAGGTATTGTAGCACAAGAAATATCTACTATTGACCCTGGTCTTTCCTACACTATCGATCTAAACGATACTATAACACTTAACAATATTAATACTGTTACTATCGGTGCAGTTGGTGCTTCGGGCTCAGTTCTTACTAGCGGTGTTAGTGGAGGACCAGAGTGGTGGGTAGCTAGTCCTAATACACATATCGAAATTGAAGAAGTTCAAAAGATGTGTGCTGAATATCCGTCACTTGCAAAAGTCTATGAAAATTTTAAAACCGTTTACGATCTAGTTAAACAGGATTGGGAAGGTAAGAAAAATGCTGACAAAAATTCTTGAACGCTTAGGTAGAAAAAGAATCATTATGGATAGGGTTAATAACGAGCCCTATCTTGAACGCTATTATCTTTTCTTAAAAGAAAGAGAACACTTTCCATTTAATATCTTTTTACACAAGTTCTTAAAAGGCGATCCGGATGATGTACATGATCACCCATGGCCTTACGCAACACTAATTCTTAAAGGTGGTTACTACGAATGGATTCCGCAATTTGACGCCAATGGTGAAAAAAGTTGTGAAGTTCGAAAATGGCGTGGTCCTGGTCATTTCCGTATTTGTAAGCCTACTTCTTATCATCGCATTGAGTTGAAGGAAGGTGTTACAGCATGGACTTTGTTTATGCCTGGTCCTCATAAACGCGAATGGGGATTTCTCGTTAAAAAGAAAGGTAAGGACACTTGGATACAGCACGAGCAGTATCTAAAGGAGAGGCATGGCAACATCTAATAATTCTAGTGCTGTAATGCAATGGACTGCTAACACTTTGATTAACAACGGTGCGACCATTACTGCCGCACCTATTAACACCGCAGTAGATGCCGCGATGATTGTTAATAAAGGTAAAATGCAGATTACTGTTCCATTAGACTTAAATGGAATAGATGTTGAACAGGTACTTAAAGACCTAATGCTTGCAACAGGTGTAGTTGCTCGCAATAGAAATTTAGAATCAGAGTATTCAGGAATGCGCAAGGCAGGCGAAATATATCAAGAAACCTTGCAAAATGCCCAACTTGATGCTAATATAAAGATTAAAAAAGCCGGCGATAACTATCGCAGAGCAGAAGAAAAATATAAAACATTTAATTTAATAAAGGAATCAGCATGAAATTACATGAATCAGTTGCACACACATATAAAGAAATGATCATTAAAGAAGACGAAGGATTTCGTATTCGCTTAGAAAAGCACGAAGTAATTAGTCCTAAAGGATTGTTTAGTCTTGATATTATTCAAGAAAGTTTGAAAGATGGCAAAGTTAGCGATAGTCAAACTTACAATTTCTTTATGACCAAAGAAGAACTTCAAGCATTGGCATACGGTTTAACAGCATGAAGAAACACTACTACTCTTGGGTGCATATACAAGAAATGTGTGTAAGCATTAGTATGCAGATGTACAAGGATAACTGGCGTCCTGATTATATTGTTGGCATTACTAGAGGTGGTGTTATACCTGCTGTGATTCTAAGTCACCTAACAGGTATTCCTATGCGTCCTTTAGAAGTTAGTCTCCGTGATGGCGGACAATGTGTAAGTGATCTGGGTATGGCCGAAGATGCGTTTGGTTATGTTCCGACAGAAGATCAAGAAACTATTAAAAGCCGTTGGGATTCTTCATACAAAAAGAATATCTTAATCATCGACGATATTAATGACACTGGTGCTACATTTAATTGGATCAAGAAAGATTGGCAAGGCGGATGTTTGCCGAATGAAGAAACTGCATGGAACAGCGTGTGGGGCAAGAATGTTCGCTTTGCTGTGTTAACTAATAATCTAAGTTCTACATTTGACGATGTTAGCTATTATGCTAAAGAAGTAAACAAAGCAGAAGAAGATGTTTGGTTAGTTTATCCTTGGGAGCATTAATTGACATTACCTGATGAACGCTATAGAGCAGTTGTACGCACCGAGGAATTTTTAAAGGATCTTTGCGATCCAAAGAAAACTCCTAGAGTTCCTAGAGCTATTCGTCAACAAGCCTATTACTGTCTTAGACATTATCCTAGTAAGTATCATATGGATGTTGTCGGTACAGTAGCAACAAGCGTGTTTGAATCTAAAGATAAATTAGATCCGTTAAGTTTATTAATTCACGGATATGAGGAGAAAAAGAATGCCAGGTCCGTGGACTGAAACATTAATTGATACAAGAGATTACATCGTTTATAAAGACGGTTATCCGGTTACAGAAGGACATATTCTTTTTGTGCCTAAAGTAGAAGATTGGCAACATATTGTAAAGTGCTGGGAAGCGGCTTACAAATGGGGCTACGACTGGGTTGAGCGTGGTTATTGCGATGCGTTTAACATTGGTCAAAATGTAGGAGAGGCCGCAGGACAGACTGTCATGTATCCTCATATACATCTTATCCCCCGTAGAAAGGGCGACATGGAAGATCCTCGAGGTGGTGTACGACATGTTATACCAGAGAAAGGAAACTATAAAAAGGAAACAGTATGCAAGTAAGAGTAGAAGAAAACGATGAAATAGGTAAGTGCGGTTGCGGTCGTTCGCCTACAGGTAAATGTATTGGATGGCATGGACTTGAAGAAGGTGTATATCGCGAAAAACTCGCAGAATGGGAACTGCAAGATTATCAACGCAGAGCACAAGAGCTGTGGAGTGATTCATGCACTACAGGGAGAGCAGAATGAGAGAAGAACTATTACAAGCAAGTCGTATTCATTTTGAATCACATATTCTAAAGCATAGAATGAACATTAATGTGATGTTACAAAATCCAATTGCTATTCCAGAACACACAGACATTATGGATGCTATTGAAAAAGAATTGGCAATTATTGCAGAATATGATGATAAGCTCGAAATGCTTAACAAATATTTTTCTAAATGATTGACAACGACCTAAATAAACTGTATAATTTAAAAATAGACATCCTCGTCTATAACTCGGAGAACTATAATTGAAAACAGAATTTAAACCAGATCCTGTTATTAACGCAACTGTTAATCAGGAATTTAAACAGGACGAATATGTTCCTTTACAAAAAGAAGTATTCGTCAAAGCCGCAGATGCAATGTCTGACAAAGGCTACGAAGAAGCATATCTAGCAGATGTACTTCGCTTTAAAATGAAGCGTGACAATAAACGTTTCTGGGCAGGCGACAACATCAGTGAGTATGTTACTGAAGAAGATAAAGCTAAACTAATTGACGAGGCAACAGAAGCATTTGAAATTGTTCTAGATCGTCTACTAATCGATCGTGAAAACGATCCTAATAGCAAAGGCACAGCACGTCGTCTTGCTAAAATGTACTTTAACGAAATAATGGCAGGACGTTATGAACCAGCACCAGACGCAACAGCATTTCCAAATGATTCGGAGGACCGCTACGAAGGTATGTTGGTTGTTCGTAGCGAGTTGCGTAGTATGTGTAGCCATCATCACCAACCCGTTAGTGGCGTTGCTTATATTGGCATTATTGCCGCTCAGAAACTTATTGGACTCTCAAAGTACACAAGGATTGCCCAATGGTGTGCCCGACGTGGCACTCTCCAGGAGGAACTTGCTAATGACATTGCTAGGGAAATCGAACGTGCCACAGGCGCAAAAGACCTAGGTGTTTATATTCAAGCAGTACACGGATGCTGTGAAAATCGAGGCATCATGGCACATAGCTCATTGACTCAAACTACAGTATTGAAAGGTGCTTTTAAAGAAGACGGCAATACTAAGAAAGAGTTTTTTGACAATATTAAACTACAACAGGAGTTTGCTCCAAGATGAATTCAATAGACATGGCTAACGATTTAATTAATCGTGCTAAAAATCTAAAAAAGTTTGAAGTTAAACGTATGCTAGAAGATGGCATTTTGTTTAACGGGCCAGTTCCGTTTGACATCAAAGGCAAAGACGACTGTTATTGGATCTATGCTTATGCTGTTACACAAGAAGAAGCAGAAGCACAAGTTGACTTATGGTTAAAGGATCGTGTATGACTACTTGGAAAATTACCAACGCAACAAAAAAGAATGCTGTCGAAACACAGTATTGGACCAAAGACGGCGTTACTGTTAAAAAACACGAAGGCTTCCGTTGGGGTATTTGGTTTTGCGAAAGTGACGAACAACCAGACATTGACCTAAATAATCCAGACGGTTATGAACTCATGTGTACTGACTATGAGTGGGAAATGGAAGAAATGGTTGACGGCTCCTGGATGGAATGGGAATTTCCAGATGGCATGAGCGAAGAAGAGCGTGAAGCTATTGAAGCAGCCTGGGAAGAAAATTGGTACGAAGGCATGGAAGAACTAGGATGGTACAACGATGAAACAGAGCAATATATCTACGGCCCGATTAAACTCATCAACGAAGACACGGGCGAAGAGTTTGAAGGAAAGGAATCATATGAGTTGGATTAAGCGTAAGCTACGCAATTGGTTATTAGATGACGAACCTGATAGCCCAAATATGGTTATTGCAAGTCGCGACGTTGAAGCTATTTCAGATGCTGATCCTATCCTAAACTTCCGTGTGTTTAGTGCTGTAGGTGGTCGTGTAGTAGAGTTTCGCACATACGATCGTCAAAAGGATCGCAACTTTACACAGACTTATATTATCACCAATGAACAAGACTTTGGCGATCGCATTGCTAAAATTGCAACTATGGAATCATTAAAAGCATGAGTAAACTAAAAATAGCAGAATTATTTTATAGCATACAAGGAGAAGGCCGCTTTATGGGTGTGCCTTCTGTTTTCTTGCGTACATTTGGTTGTAACTTCAAGTGCGCAGGATTTGGTATGGAACGTGGTACTGTAAGCTCAGAAGCCGAACAACTAGCTCTAGTTCACGAAGCTACTCCGTTTAAACGCTACGAAGATCTTCCACTAGTTAGCACAGGTTGCGACAGTTACGCAAGTTGGCATCCTTCATTTAAGGATCTAAGTCCAATGCTTACAACAGACGCTGTTGTAGAACGCACTATGGAAATACTTCCTTTTAACGAATGGCGTGATGAGCACCTTGTTATCACAGGCGGTGAACCTTTACTGGGCTGGCAACGTGCTTATCCAGATTTACTGAATCATCCCAAGATGGCAGGCCTTAAAGAAATTACTTTTGAAACTAACGGTACTCAAGAACTTTCAAAAGAATTTAGACACTACTTGTTAGACTGGACTCTTAATCCTAGAGGAACTCCAGGTGGCAGAAGAGGTTACGAAGCATTAACATTTTCAGTTAGTGCTAAATTACCATGTTCAGGTGAAAAGTGGGAAGAAGCTATTCGTCCAGATGTAGTATGCGATTACGAACAAGTTGGACATACCTATCTTAAGTTTGTTGTTGCTACAGAACAAGACTTTGCCGATGCTGAACGTGCTGTCAAAGAATACAGAAGCGCAGGATTTAAAGGCAATGTGTATCTAATGCCTGTAGGTGGCGTAGAAAGTGTTTACGCATTGAACAATCGTCGAGTAGCAGAATTAGCAATGAAAGCAGGTTTACGCTACAGTGACAGGTTGCAAGTGCCGTTATTTAAAAACGAATGGGGAACCTAATGGAATCAATATCTGTACCTAAGACGTTCGATGTTTACATGCTATTAAAGCAAAGCGATTTGATGCTGATGCCTACTGGTTACACTACTGGAACTTCTTCTTTAGGTACAGGTTTCTTTCTAACCGAACGTGAAGCGGAACACCAAAGAACCATAGAGATTCTCAAAGAAGAAAAAGCAAAGTATCACATTTTTAAATTAACTATACCAAACCCTGCATACAAGGAGTAATCTATGGGAATCAAGAACTTTATTGAAAAAATAACCGGCGTCGAAGCAGTAAAAAAATCTAAAGCAGAAGCAGAACGACTAAAACAAGAAGCAATAGCCGCGGCAGAAGAAGCTAAACGCATTGCCGAAGAAGCTCGCATGACTCCAAAAGAACGTGCGACATCAAAAGGTGAGCCTTGGGTAGCTGTTTTGGATACTAAAGTTAATCCAGAAAATATTAGAAATGGCTTTTTTGAGCTTGACTGGAATGAGCAATTTGTGTTACAATTAAAACAAGCTGGATACGGATTTGATGGTGATCCAGAAGAAGAAATTGTAGATCGTTGGTTCCGTGACATTGTTGCCCAAATGCTAGCCGAAGAAGGCATGGACACAAGTCGCGGTGCCGGTTACATTAATGTTGTACCAATAAGCAAAGGCAAAAGTCAAGTTTCATGAAAACATACATCTTAGTTGATACTGCTAATACATTTTTTAGAGCTCGACATGTTGTTCGAGGTGATCTCGATACGAAAGTAGGTATGGCTCTGCATATTACTTTTAACAGTATCAAAAAAGCATGGACTGACTTTAAGGCGGATCATGTAGTATTCTGTTTAGAAGGTCGAAGCTGGCGCAAAGACTTTTATCAGCCTTACAAACGCAATCGACAAGAAACTCGCGATGCAATGAATCCTAGAGAAGCAGAAGAAGATAAACTATTCTGGGAAATCTTTGACGAGTTTAAAGACTTTGTTACAACTAAAACAAATTGTACAGTGATGCAACATCCTCAGCTAGAAGCTGATGATCTTATTGCAGGTTGGATTCAGAATCATCCGCACGACAATCATGTTATTATTTCAACCGACGGCGATTTCGCACAACTGATTGCTCCTAATGTAAAACAATATAATGGTGTAAGTAACGTTACTATTACACACGAAGGTTATTTTGACGACAAAGGTAAACCTGTAATTGATAAGAAAACTAAAGAGTCTAAGCCTGCTCCTAATCCTCAGTGGTTGTTGTTTGAAAAATGTATGCGCGGTGATACTTCCGACAACGTCTTCTCCGCATATCCAGGTGTCCGTGTCAAAGGAACTAAAAATAAAGTAGGCTTAACCGAAGCATTTGAAGATAAAACTTCTAAAGGTTATGCGTGGAACAATCTCATGCTTCAACGTTGGACAGATCACGAAGGTGTCGAACATCGTGTTCTTGACGATTATAATCGTAATGTTACGCTGTGTGACCTAACTGCACAGCCCGCAGAAATTAGAGAACTTATTACTAACACAATTAAGCAAGCGAGCTTTCCTAAAGGTGTAACCCAAGTAGGTATGCGACTGATTAAGTTTTGTGCCAAATGGGATATGCAACGGATTGCCGACAATGCTCAATTGTATGCAGAACCACTTAACGCGAGGTATCCAGGATGAATATTGAAAAACATAAAGTAATTGCTAAAGAAATATTAGGCGGAAAGTTTTGGATTGTTGAAGAAGATGGTGAAAAGGTTGCTACCATTTCCTACAATGATGAAAAATATATACTAAGCGATAAGAGCGGAACTAGATTTTTTGAAAATCAACGTCAGTTAAAAAAGACACTAGGCAATGATGTTACTTGGACTGCTCTTAAAATAGCCAAAGACTATACTAAAGAAGTTCACGGCTATCCTACATCAACACAACCATACAATCCTATCTTTGATGTAAAACGTAAACTACCTCTTTTTACCAAAAGTGCAAAATCAAAGAGCTTATATTGTGCAGGGTTTTATGTAATTCACTTTGAAAAAGGTTGGGTTAAGAGTTTCTGTCCTAAATTAATTACGGTAGAACGCTACGAAACTAGAGGTCCTTTTAAAACAGAATTAGAAATGAGACAGGAGTTAAGCCGTGTCAACGCAAAATGAACCATTAAATACTGCCCCAATAACACAATTTCTTAATCAAGTTAAGAGTGCAGACGCATCAAGAGCTAAAGAAATCCGTATGGACATACAACAGGCAAAGAACCTAGCATTCACGCTAGGACTTGTTATGACACGTCTAAACGGCGATTTAGAACAAATTTTAGCTAAAAAGAGCTCAGGCGGTGACGAGGTTATCCAAATTCAGGTTGGATCTAGTACTTCTAGTTGGTGATTAACTACTAATTTAATCAAAAATCGGCATAAATATATACGTAGTTAACCTAAAGGATTGCGTATATGAGTAGACCAAAGCCTACGGTCTTGTTAGATCACGTAGACAAAAAGACATATAAAAGCGAACAAGTACTTCGCGCCGAAGCCATCTGGGCTGTATTTTACAAGGGCGAGCCTTTTAATCTTAAAAGCTCGAACATGCTAACAAATTATCCAGGACCAAAATATAAAAAGGTCAGTTTTTCTAATCCAGGACATGCATTTAATCTAGCTAAAAAATTAAATGAAATGTTTTCCTGTGAGGACTTTCAAGTATTTAAATTAACTTCTGGCGAAGTAGTTCTAGAAGAAGAACAATGAACTGGAAAGAAACTTACACAAAGATATTTTTAAAACAGGCAGGCAAAGGTGTCAACGAAGTATCTATCAAAGAACACTATCCTGTCTGGTGGCAAAACACACGATCAAAAGACGAGGGCGGTCTGCGTCTTACAGACGAAGGTTATCTTTTTATAACAGAAACTCTAGAACTGCAAACATACGAAGTCCCATTTCCAAAAGATTTTGAATTAACTACACAAACTATAATTTGGTTAGACCGTTTTATCACTTGTCCGTATTGGTTGGGCAGAGATTCAATTATTGTTACAGACGAAAAGAAGGCTCTAGAACTACATCTATTCAGCGGAGATATACGTAAGTACGGACTAACTAAGGCAATGAAACGCTACGACGTTGAATAAATTGGTAAAATAAGCCTTGACAAATAACCTGTAGGTGTTACAATATAAGAACAGTAAGGCACTGACTGTTTTTAAACTTAAAGGAATACATCATGGCATCAGAAAGCTCCGCAGTTCGTCAACTTTCGCCCAATTCTGCGAAAGCATCTATCAAACACGCAATCGCCAAACGGCGTCCAATCTTCCTGTGGGGTCCTCCAGGTATTGGTAAATCAGACGTTGTTCACCAGATTGGTGAATACATGAACGCTCACGTTATCGACGTTCGTCTTTCTCTGTGGGAACCTACCGACATTAAAGGTATCCCCTACTTTGACTCAAATCAAAGCAAAATGGTTTGGGCTCCTCCAGCAGAATTGCCTGATGAGATTATGGCATCCAAACACGAGAACATCATTCTGTTCTTGGACGAAATGAACTCTGCGGCGCCTGCTGTGCAAGCGGCGGCTTATCAGCTGATCCTTAACCGTCGTGTTGGTCAGTATCGCTTGCCTGACAATGTATTCATTGTTGCGGCTGGTAACCGCGAAGCAGACAAAGGTGTTACTTATCGTATGCCTGCTCCGTTGGCTAACCGCTTTGTTCACTTGGAAATGACTGTTAACTTTGATGACTGGTTCCAATGGGCCGTTAATCACAATATTCACAAGGACGTGGTTGGTTTCCTTACTTTCAGTAAGAAAGACCTCTATGACTTTGATCCGAAGTCTCCTAGCCGTTCGTTCGCTACTCCACGTTCGTGGTCCTTTGTTAGCGAATTGCTAGATGACGAGCTTGACAGCAATACACTAACTGATCTCGTTTCGGGCGCAGTTGGCGAAGGTCTTGCTGTTAAGTTTATGGCACACCGCAAGGTTGCCAGCCAGATGCCCAACCCGACAGACATTCTTGATGGTAAGGTAAAAGAGCTGAAGACCAAAGAAATCAGTGCCATGTATTCCTTAACGGTCTCACTCTGCTATGAGCTGAAGGAAGCATCTGACAAGGGTGATAAGAAGTTTGATGCTAAAGTCAATAACTTCCTGCGTTTCGCAATGGATAATTTCGAAACCGAATTGGTTGTTATGGGCATTAAACTTGCACTTACCCAGTATAGCTTGCCGATCGATCCGGACGAAGTCGCATGTTTTGATGAGTTCCACGAGCGTTTTGGCAAGTACATTACAGCCGCTCAAAAGGCTTAATTGGTAAAGTTTCAGGGTGTTCTTTCCAAAAACACCCTTTTTCTTTTTGACTTTTGCTGTATTTGAGTATATAATATATACATACAGTTAAACAGGAGCATGGCACATGAGCGTAGCAGGTAAACAACAATGGGCACCTGACCCAAATATTACTCCAGAAAAACTCGCAGATATGCGCAAGGATGTACTCGATCGCATTATTGTTGCTCGAGTTGGCTTGCTATTGCGTCATCCGTTTTTTGGTAACATGGCTACACGTCTGCGTATTCAAGCCGCAGATGATTGGTTGCCTACTGCCGCAGTAGACGGACGCAACCTATTTTTTAATACTCAATTCTTTAATGCGATGTCCAACAAGGAGATCGAGTTTGTTATTGCACACGAGATCCTTCACTGTGTGTTTGACCATCTTGGACGCCGCACTTGGCAGGATCGCAACATGGACCCAGTGCTGTCTAACATTGCACAGGACTATATTGTTAACAACCTGCTGATCCGGGACCGTATCGGTGTTGAGCCTACACTTGTAGACTGCTTTAAGGATCCAAAGTACAACGGTTGGACCTCTGAAGAAGTCTACGAAGAACTGTTCAAACAAGCACAAAAGAATGGTAAAGAAGCTCTTGAAAAGCTAGGCCAACTTTTGGACGAACACTTGGACCTTGAAGAAGGTGACGGCAAGGATGAAGGTAAGAATGGTAAGGGTCGTCCAAAGTACTCTAAAGACGAGATGCAAAAGATCCGCGACGAGATCAAGGAAGGTATGCTTCAAGCGGCACAAGCGGCTGGCGCAGGCAACACTCCGGGCGAAATTAGTCGCATGATCAAAGAGCTTACTGAGCCAAAGATGAATTGGCGTGAGCTTCTGCGTCAGCAGATCCAAAGTACTATTAAACACGACTTTACCTTTGCTCGTCCTTCACGCAAGGGTTGGCATACTGGTGCAGTACTGCCCGGGCAGAACTACGATGAAACTATTGACATCGCTATCAGTTTGGACATGTCAGGTTCTATTGGAGACGATCAAGCTAAGGACTTCTTGAGCGAGATCAAGGGTATTATGGACGAGTACAAGGATTACCAAATTAAACTTTGGTGCTTTGATACAAAGGTATATAACGAACAGGACTTTACTGCCGATACAGGTACAGACTTGCTCGAATACGAAATTATGGGCGGTGGTGGTACAGACTTTATGGCGAACTGGAGATACATGCGAGACCATGATATCCAGCCCAAGAAGTTCATCATGTTTACTGACGGTTATCCTTGGGATAGCTGGGGCGAAGATGACTACTGTGACACTATCTTTATTGTCCACGGACACCATGATAAAAACTTGCAGGCACCGTTTGGTATGACTGCACACTACGATAAGTAATGGTTAAACTTAGAGAGCCAAATCCATTAAACTTTTTCGAACTAAGACAGCTCAAAGTGCCGCCTGAGCACTTTGAGTATGTCTCTATTCCCATGATTTATAACCTACAGGACAGTATAGCAAAGTGGATTATAGATCACCAAAAGGGCAGATTCTACGTAGGAAAAACTGTAGAAGTAGACTCCGCTAATCAAATAGTTACACTACTTAAAATAGGATTTGAAGATCACAAAGAACTTTCCTATTTCACTTTGGCATGTCCCTATTTGAAATACTAGTAAATATTATCAGCGCACTTTATTAAGGAGATGTAAATGAGTGAAGAACAAAAGGTACAAAAAGAAACTGCACAGCCGCAAGCACCTGCACAACCAAGTGCAGAGCTTACTGTTCAGGATCTTAACGCCCTAAAACAAATCATTGACGTTGCTAGCCAACGTGGTACTTTTAAGCCTAGCGAAATGGTAGTTGTAGGACAAACGTACAATAAATTAGAAGCATTTTTAGCCGCAGTTGCCGCACAGCAACCAAAACGCGAAGGAGAATAATATGGCCCTAAAACACATAGGTCGAGTAAAGACCAATCAACGAAAAGTTGTAGTAGCATATAGAACAGTACCAAACGAGCCTGAACAATGTATTGTTGTTACAACAGAAAATTTAATGGCTGACGAGCACGATACACTAATGAAGTTAGTAGAATCAAATGCCGGACAGACTGCATACGAGTTTTCAGAAGCAATGGCTCGTGCTGTATTACCCGATGGACGTAACATGTTAGCTTCATTTCACGTAACAGGTAAGATGGTAAAGATGCCAACTAACCTAGTTGAGATGACTCCTGATATGAAAACCGTTATTTTGCTCAGTGAATTAAATCAAGCTATTGCTCAGCAAAAAGGTGTAAGCATTGAAGACTTGGCCCTTAAAGGTAATTCTACACAGCCAACAGAGAAAAAAGCTGATACAAGTGCTGTTGAAGTAACAGAATTAGCTACAGCACAGACATTGGCTGCTCCGTCAGACAGCGTTCTTACAGACGAAGAAATTGCGGCTAAGTATCGTAGCGATGCTGATAGGCTGTATAAAGAAGCAAAACGCCTAAGAGAAGAAGCTGAAAAACTAGCGCCTACTAAGAAAAAATCTACCGAAAGTGCCTAAGAAATCAACAGTACTACCTAAAGATGTCATAGCACATTGGCCCGAAGTATTTCAAGACGTTAGAGTAGAAGCAGTACCCATAGATTACTTGCACTCCGTTAGGGTTAGTTTTAGGGACGGAAAAGTATGGGACATAGACATAGAAAAGTCTAAAGTAAAGCATCCAGCTACAGATCTAGAAACTGTGCTTGAACAGATGTTTCAAGAGTATGACGAATACATTGTAAACGTGGATTTTAGGCTGGATACTGATCGCATTAAGCGTGATATACAAGCTCGAACAAAACTGTTCTTAAAAAAGAACAAGTAAGTCTTTTGTTCAAAGGCATAAATACTATATGATATTGTTACCAGGAGTATTTACATGGCTTTGAAATTAAGACGAGGCACAGAAGCACAGCGAGTTATTACGCCAGAACAAGGCGAACTCTTATATGTAACTGACACCAAAAAAGTTTACGTAGGCGACGGAGCCACAGTAGGCGGGATTCTTGTTGGACCTGTAGATGCGTCATTATATGATCTAGTAAGCGACACTACGCCACAACTAGGCGGAAACTTAGATTTAAACGGTAGAGATATTACAGGAACCGGTAATATCAATATTACAGGCACAATAACTGCCACAGGAAGTATTAATTTAGGTAACGGTACAGAAGACAATATCAATGTAGGCGGGTTAATTAGCTCGTCACTAACTCCGTCAGTAGACGACTCATTTAGTTTAGGTACTGTAAGCAAGCAGTGGTCTAACGTTTGGGCTACACAAGTTAACGTAGACACAACTCTTGCAGTTGGTTCTCAAATAATTAAAATCAACAGCGGTTCTGCAGACAGTAATAATGTTCTGTGGGATGCCGAAACTGATACTGTTAATGCATCTGTTGTTGTTGCAGACTCCATTGAAGGTAACTTAGTTGGATCAGTATTTGGTGACGATTCGACTACACTCGTCGACGGGCTGAATAACAGCCTAAGCACAGGATTAATAACCCTTGTAGGTAATAATATAAATGCATCAGCTATTGAGTTTAACTTTGACCTAAGCGTTGACTTCAATGGTAAGGATGTACGAGTAATTCATAATAGCGCAAATCCTAATACAGGATCTGCACCTGGAATTATTTTCCAAACTTCAAGAGGCACAACAGAATCTCCTTTAACAATTCAGTTAGCTGATAAAGTTACTAGTTATACTGGTGCCGGTTGGAATGGTTCTAGTTATTCAACACTAGGTGGTATTTCTATTGGTGCTTCAGTTGGTACTACAGGTACAGAAGCTCTTCCAGGTACAATTACTATGTTCGTACTTGGTGACAACGGCGGCTATGATACTTTTGCACAATTAGACGGTAGTGGATTGTTTACTAGTTTGGCACTACAGTCGTATGGTTTAACTACTACACAAAAAACTACAATTATTAATAAGTACGGCGGAATTGGTGTAGGTGAAGAGTTTGTTAAAGGTATGATTGTGTATGACACTACACTTAACAAACTTACAACGTTTCATCCAACTCAAGGATGGGGTGATATTCAAACATCTACTGCTCCGCATCAATTACCTGTATACGCAGACGATGCGGCACGTAGCGCGGCAATTCCTACTCCAAGTGCAGGCATGATGGTATATATGACTTCAGGAACTGCTCCTACTGTTTCAAACAAGCCTGTATTCTTTAACGGTAGTACTTGGGAAGCATTCTAATTAATGCGTATGATCATGGAAGGATGAATGTTCTTCCATGGCAGTCTTAGCATATTCTGCCTGTTGTTTGCAAGTGCTACAGCATGTTGGATTTTCCCAATTTACAGGGTCTACTATTTTTTCTTCTCTGTTATCCCATTTAGCAATCATATGTGTTGCATGAGATCCCGGTCCAAATATTAAACGAAGCGTTTCTTGAAAGGTCCATACGTTGCCTTTAAATGATCGTGTAGTATTATCATCCATGTAGATTACATAATCTACTTCTAAATCTTTCATCGTTTTCATTTATTATTCCTTGCTGTTTTAAACGCATACCATTTAGTCTTTGCGTACTCTTTAAGATAATTCCAGTCAGTTTCATTTTGTGTATCATCAGGATTAACGCTGTGAGACACTAGCATAAGTCGACCCATTTGATCTTTAATAAACTCGTCTTTGGTTCTATTGAATGAAAAATTTTCTGCACCTGCTATTGGACAAAAGTAAAAGCCTTGTTCGTCTTTAACTATTTTGATAGGGCTAATTGCATCGTCTGGAAATTGATCACCGTGACTATCTAAGATTTCAATAACCCACGTAACATAATCTATATATAACTTATAAAGTTCAGTTGTATCTTTAAGTGCATAGACAGGCATGCCCAGTTGTCCAGAAGGACTTGAAAATTTAAGATATAGACTTTCATTCCCTGCAACAGTTAACACTTTACATTCAACTGGCTTGGCCATTCTAAATGTGCCACGATTATTATAAAGTAATTCGTAGTACATCCAATCATTGTGAGAAAATTTATCAGTAACAGAACTGATATCACCGTTATTAAAATAAAATCGTGCAGAGTGTTCGTTGTATACGCATAGCCCGTCGTCAAACATTTCTTGAATAAATGTACTTTTTTTAGGTAAGAATGGTACAAAATGGTTGTCGTTATACGCAATCAGTTTGTCTCTGCTCCAGCCTTCAATCTTTTCTTTTAATAAATCTATCACTTGAATCTCTTAAAATGTTTAGCATCAAGTATTTACCAGCTAAATATTCCACAATGAATATAAGTCGATAACATGTGCGGTATTCTATTAGTTAAAAGCAAAGATAACATTGCAATAGATAAGCATCTAAAAGCATTTAACATATTAAAAAGCAGGGGTCCTGACTTTGATAGATATCGTCATGAGAATAATATCTTTATTGGACAAACTGTACTGCATATAACAGGCAATGATGATTATTATAATTGCGAACACAAAAACTTTTTAGCATATAATGGTGAAATATATAATGCTAGTAAGTTTGGATACAATAATAATGACATCGAATTTGTTCATGATGCTGTAGAAAACTGTTTATCTAATTTAAAAGATAGCTGGGGAACTTGGGCTTGGGCATATGCTAACAAGGATACAGTATTATATGCAAGTGATCCACAAGGCGAAAAGACATTATATAGATATATAGATGACAACATTTTAATAGTCTGTTCAGAAATTAGTCCTATTTTAGAATACATAGATGCTGTAAAAATAGATATTCCTTATAAAAACAAATGCTGGACTATAGAAGAACAAACACCGTGGAAGGGTATAACTAAAATTAAACCCGGTATTCTGTATAAAGATTCAACAGAAGTTGCAGTAATCGATAGTATTTTTAATTGGCATTCAAAAACAAATTATAGCGATATAGACGAAGCATATAGTCATTTTAAATCAACTTGGAACGATGTTATAAGTCATATGATTCCTAGTTGTAGTGCATCACTTAGTTATTCTGGCGGACTTGATAGCAATATTATATTAAATTCTATACCTAATTTAAATTTGTGTGCTGTAGATATTATAGGAAAAGATCCGATTGTTTCTAATGTACAGAAATTTTTAACAGAGGACGAGAGTAATAGGTTAACTACAGTTAAAGTAGATACTATAGAATGGAGACGTAAGTATATGTCTCTACTTCAACGAACTAAACTGCCAGCTCAAACATGGAGCCATGTTGGCAAATGGATTGTTGCTGAAAGTTGTAAGGATCGAGTTTTATTTACTGGACTAGGTGCTGACGAACTCTACGGCGGATACGAACTTTACAAAACTATAAAGTACAGTACAGATAAATCTCACAGTCCTTATAGTGAATATGGAGATCCTAAACTGTGGGACAAGTGCATGAGCGTGTATAACGACCCGCAACAAGCAACATTATTAATGGATTACTTATATCAAGTAGTGTATTGCGACTCTATGGGCATGGACTCAATTGCAGGAGCATGGGGTATTGAAACTAGAAATCCTTTTATATCTAAACCTATGATACAATTAGCAATGAACTTACCATTTGAATACAAAGTAGGCATAGAGTCAAAGCCGTTAATTAGACGTATGTTTCTAGATAGATGGAATACTTCTCAAATTTATCCTAAGATGGGATTTGCTGGGCATGCCAACGATAGTTTTCCAGAATATGTATCCACTGGCAATCGACACAATGATTGGAAGCAGATAGCTGTTGATAGTTTTTATGAAAAAAATTAAAAAAGAAATAGATTACAGGATACAACAAACATCAGGAGTCACTGATGTGTTTTCTACTCTTAAAAATTTAGAAATTAATATAACAGATGCATGTAATCGTGAATGCGAATTTTGTCCGCATAGCGAAGTTGAATATGAATACAGAACTGAGCGAGCATCACTAACTCTATTTTCTTCTATAGCAGAACAACTTATTGATAAGAACTACACAGGCAGTATTGTATTGTGCGGATACGGTGAGCCTACAATGTATAAACCTCTGCGTGATGCCGTTGCTATATTAGCAACCACTAATGCTAGAATAGAACTAATTACTAACGGAGAATTATTAACCAAAGAAAAAGTAAAAGATTTATTTTTAGCAGGACTTGACGTTATTAATATCAGTGTATACGAAGAAAAATATGTAGAGCATGCTAACTCGTTAGTAGAAGATTTAAAACCCACGCAATGGTTGATCCGTAACCGCTACCTAGGACAAATTGAATTAGTAAATAGAATTGAAATACGCAACGGAATAGAACAAGGAAAAACAAAGCCTTGTTGGTTATTAGCATACAAGATGTTGATTAATCATAACGGTGATGTTATGCTGTGCTGTAATGATTGGACTAGGTCAAATGTATACGGCAACATATACAAAACTAACTTGTGGGATATATGGACAGATCACTTACAAGAGAAACGTTTAGAACTATTAGCAGGAAAACGCACAGGAGTATGCAACAACTGTAACATCGGCGGGGACTCCTATGGAGTAGAATCAGTAAAATTTTATGAAAACAACTTTAGTTAGCTCTCCTTGGCAGCATTGGATAACTGATGATTTTTTAAGTCAGGAATGTCTTGCGGAAGTAAAGTCAATTGATTACAAAGTTCCTCAGTTGAATCAAGGTAAACGAACTGGTAGTGATAGAATGTTTATCACTGACCAGCATGCTGAACAATATCCCCGTTTGTATTCTTTATATAAAAGTTTGTTTGATGGCGAATATAAACTATTTTTTGAGTCTTGTACAGGATTAGATTATACAGGATTATTTCCTAGATTAGAAGTAGTAAGTGACTACGGAGATTTTTATCTAGCCGAACATCACGACCATTTAGAAAAACGTCTTACTGCAATGCTGTACACTGACTACGAAGATCTCTACCCTGGTACAATGCTGTCAGATGGTAGTAGAGTAGAAAGCAAAGATAATCGTTGTTTTTTCTTTGTACCTAGCACAGATACATATCACAGCTATCCTGCTACAACATTTAAGACAGTAAGAAGATGCTTGCAAATTAATTACTGGACATATTCTTTATGAGCATCATCGACAAATTTATAGGTAAACACATAATACCAACTAGAGGCAATCATATTTCTGATACATGGGATTTACATACCAATTGGAAAATTTGTCAAGATTACTACGGTCCTGATTTTAACTTTCAACTGTTTAAAGTAGATAGAAAGATTCATAGAGTTTGGTTACCACCGTTGAGTATGTTTACTGAACAAGTTCACAACTATCTAAACAATAAGCATAATGGCCATTTTAATTTTTTTAAAACACAGTGGCTAATTAGTGATTACTTAACTGTAGGCTGGCGATATCCTGTTCAGGCTGTTTGGAATTGGCGAATGCGATGGTGGGAAATTCATCCAGGATTTTTACGTGGATTGGTTTATAACTTTTTAGATGTACAAGAGTGGTTGGCATGGTATCAGCCTATGACCAATAAGACTGTAGACTACATACATAAATTTACAGATCCAGACGTCTTAATGGACACTATGCAATTTAGAGATTGCCATCATGTAGATGCAGAGTTAATTGGTTACTTTAATAAACCGTTAATAAAGATGTGCATCCATATTGACCAAATAGAGGATGCGGCTGATAAGTTTGGTGTTGTATTTTATAATAACGTAAGTAATGGTCTTAATATTACAGGCGATCAAAAGACTATTGATCAGGTAAAATTAGAAATTTCTAAATGGCCTGAACATAAATTAAAAAATGTATTTGTGTTTAATGAAAGTAATGAGTTACCAACTATACATTTTGACAAATATAACAAAGATATATTTTATAAAAGTATATACTTTGCAGGTACTAAACTACACTCGTTTAATCAATTAGGTATAAACTACTGTTATACACAGTACTTGAAATAATCAATGTCACGTTCGTGAACTTTTGCTATAGCCTTTATACTGTTATCATTAAAGTATTTTTTAAATTCCCAATGATCGTATCCGCTGATGTCAGGCAGAGGTATATTACATCCTAGATAATCTTTTACCTGTTGAAAGTCTTGCTCTAATGTTTCAGCCTTACAAATAAAGTCAACCCAATTGCCGTCATAATTAATAAAGTCTATCTGATTAGTTGTTTTATTAAACCATCTAGGAAAAGTAAACGGAACATCCGGGTTGCAATAATCGGCCACCCATTCGTTGATTGGTTTTAAATCAAGAAGTGTTTGATCATTCCAATCTAACCAATAGCCTTCTGTGCTTACTTTACGATACAAGCTGTAAACACGTTGCCACGGATTACGAACAACAGTCATAGTCTTACCTGTTGGAATACGCTCTCGAACCATTTGTAAACTTGGATGATCTATCATCCAAGGATCTGTGTCGTTTACATTGAAATTAGTTTTCAACCAATCGCTGATAATCTTTTTCATTGCCATACCTGTACGAGGTACATGTACGTAACTTAATTCTGGTTCAGGTATATAGAATGTTCCCATTATTTTTTAATCAGCCTAACTATCCAACTCATAGGATCTATCTCCCACCACTTCTCTCGCATGTTCCAAGCATATGGTTTATTGTGATGATTATTGTGCCAACCTTCAAATGCTATTATCTGTGCAATCCAACTGTTAGTGCTCTTGTCTCTTGTTTCGTGATTTCGATATCCGTGAGCGTGACCTAAAACATTAATCATGTTAACACCGTGGAATGCCATTACAGTAGGAATAAAATACACGTACAGAGGTAACATTGGATTTATAAGAAAGAGTATACCTAGTGTTATAAAGATAATTTTAAAATAATTATTTAGAATAAACTTATGATGCGGCTGTGTTATTATGTCCCGAACATACTTGCTTGGAATTTGTGGAATAGGCCACTTATAACCTGTCCAAGCAGAAAATATTTTTCTTGCAGTAAGTTTTCCGTTGTCATACGGACTATGAGGATCTGATTCA